GCAAATCGTTCCGTGCGCGACATAACTGCGATGCGGTAGAAAAGAAAAAGGACGTGTTCGCGGCATCTTACTGGTCCTGTAAGAACTGGTGATATTATGGCAAGTGAAGACGTAGATATATTTGAAGAACAAGAAAGCATCGAGATGACCGGCACGCCCGGTGTTGACCAAGTCTTCACGCAGATCATTACCAGCCCAGACTTTCGATCTATGGTTAGGGTGGAGGATGTACCTCCAGAAACCTTAGAAGAATCCAGACAAATATTCGATTACATGCTCAAAAGAGGCACGCTAGACGACGCAATTGGCTATCTGGTCAATACGTTTGGCCGTGCGACCATGTTCCCAGCTGAAAGAAGTTTAGGTCCAGATCCTAGAACTCAGATCATCAGCGGCATGGAAGAAAGCATGAACCAAGGCATAGGCTCCCTGCCTCAATAATATGGCCACTGAAGATATAGATATCTTCGACTACCTGCCCAGTAGAGCGCAGCTCGCATATTTTGGTTCTCAATTCGCTCCCGGCGCGGGACTCATAGATGCAGCTGGTGAAATGCCAGCCATGCCATCCGGCGATGTAGACCTCATAGACGCATTTGCCGCTGAGGACATGCCAAGCCTAGGCGAAAATATTTCGCGCGGAGAATACTTCGATGCAGCGATGCAGGGGTTAGGTGTTCTGGGCGATGCAATGTATGCGGTGCCTTTGTTTGGTCCGGTTCTTGGTCCGACTGTTGGCAGTGTGGCTAAAGGTGTTGGAGCTGGCGGTAAAGCGATCAAGCGCGGCATTGAAGCTCTGGACCCAGTGGTAGATGCTAACAGAGCTGGATTTGAAACCAATCAGATCATGTATCACGGTACAGCCGATACGTTTACTCGCTTCGAGCCATCGAAGACCGGGAACCTAGGCGAAGGAATCTATTTCACCCCGGATCCTGAGATAGCCAGTAACCGTGCAATTGTATCCAGCATGAAGCCAAAGCGATCAGCTGGCGCCAACATCATGCCGGTTTACATCAAACGAGATTTGAATTACTTCGATATCGATTATGATCCGCTGACCAAGATAGATATACCCAAGATCAAGGCTGAAGGCTTTGATGGTGTAAGGCGTTTTGACAAGCAAGGTAACTTGATTGAAAGCAACATATTTGATCCAGATAACATCAGGCCGGTGTTCTCTGTTGATGGTCCACCCACACCACCAAAAGTCGCAAGCAAAGATGACTTGGTACAAAATTTCAAACAAAACCAAGCGCCCGTGGGAACGATAGATCCTGATACATCTAGTCCAGTCACAGAGTCTTTAAATCGCGGTAGAGCAAAAAGATACACAGACAACCTAAAAACACCGGCATTCAAACGTCGTGAGGAAGCTAGAGCCGCTGGCAAAATACAAGACCTTGTATCCGCTGAAAGAACAATTTTAGATCCAAATGATTTGTATGGTTATAGCCTAGTGCCGATACAAGGTGATCGATCTGGCATTGGAGCTTTGACTGACATTAAAGGCGTACCATTAAGCTTTCCTGTAGCCGTGCAAGGTGGACCCGGATATCCGCTATACATGTCTGGCAAAGGCAAAGGTTGGGCATCAATGGAGGGTGCAGCCAACCAAAAACAAATGAACATCATTCAAGCCATGGATGAAACTGGTATGCCGCCCCTTGGTGTATACACTGCTATGGCGCGTGAAGGCATTAACTTTTCTACCCCGGTGGTGTTGTCAATGGTAGGTCAGCTCGACTACCTGAAGATTCCAAAGAAAAAATTAGCAGCTTTTGACGCCGCAGTCAGGAAAGGCACGCCGAAAGATCCCGGTCCCAAAGATTTTGTTGGCCTTAGCAGCCCAGACCTTGTCGGACAGTTAACAGGCGAAATACCTAGCAGTATAAGCTCCGGTGAGCTTCGCAAAGCTGTTATTAAGGAAATGAAAAAAGCAAAATGGCAAAACATGGGCTTCCCGGTATACGAAGACGTAGTGGAAACCATCACTGACCCGGCACTTAGAATACCCAGAGGACCCAAAGGAACTCTTAATCCAGCGGAGACTGGATACAGCATATTCAAAGCAGATCCAACAAAACCGACCTTTAAGGATCCCTATCATCTCAGTTATGACACAGTAATACCCGGTGACTATCTTGGTGGCTTACCCGGTAGAGGCGTGCCGCCTGAGATCATGTTCCCGCAAAACTTTGCGCGTATGGCACAAAAGACCAACGTAGCAGGCAAGCCGCTTACCCGACAACAACAATTAGGATCTCTGGCCATGGAACCCATGGTCGAGCCAGTGACTGATGAGCTGATAGAAAATTTAGCTAAGTATCTGAACAAGACACAAGGCACAAACTTCGCGAAAGGCGGTGAAGTAGAAGATCCTAGAATCAGTCGTCAGCTAGGATTCGATGAGAATGACGCGAAAGAAGTCGCGTTAATGAACGCTGGGATACCGTTTGATTACGACAGGTCCGGCTTACTATCTCTAGCGATCTAACGATCTCTCCACATCCAAGCCAGCACAGCCAACTGCAAAGCGACCATGCCGACCAGAATGATATAGAAAATCCACTCGATCATTTGTAATCGGTTTGGTGTACCAGCTCACCGTCTAAGTAAACTTTGTAATTTTTACCCTCTTTATCGAAGTCGTTTACCTTGCGACTGATCAACTGCGGGAAATGTTCATCCCGGCACCGCACGTGCTTATAGTAACCTTCTTCGCCATTGATCCGCACATGTACGTGCAGCTCCCACATTGAGTTATCAAAAACTCCCCAAATTACGTCACCCATAATTACTCCTATTTGTCGTGTGCCTTAACTAACTTTGAAGCCGGGTAGAGTTTTACCCTACCCAGCTCCTCGTCCAAAAATTTCACCTTCCCGGTTTTGGTATCCCGGCCCATGTACTGGCCATGGAAGGTGGTGCCTTTAACGCGCAATCTCATGACTGCGCGTCAGCCCCCAACTGAATTGCAAGCTTGGCGCCAAGATCACAAATCGCGTCATGGAACTTGTGATCGAAATGATCACCGCAGTAGAAGTGCGCAAACTCATGAAGTAACAGCGACAACTGCTGTTTGAAATTGCTAGGCGCAAACCAAGCTTTGCCGTTGTTGGCGTTTATATCCAGCCTGCATCCCAGAAGCCCACCTGTACCGTAAGCTGCCGAGAAGTTATGAACCTTCACCACGCTCACATGTAGCGGCCTGTCAATCAGATCCATGTGCAGCTTCTTAGCGTACTCAACGAATCTAGTTTGGTTATCGGTCCAGTCAGACTGCGGCACCCTTGTTACAGGCTCTGCGTTAGGGTCATCGCTATATGGCTTAGGCGATGGTGTGATCTGGCCAGCTGGCTTAATCGCAGAAGATGCTTTTGCATTTCTCCACAAACCAGAACTCAAGCTGCCCCCGGTCACCACCGTGTAGCCCTGAGACATTGCGATCTTGTTAGCTTCTGGATCAGAAGGATCGTAAGCAACACGCTCCTCGCCAAATCTAGAAGTTAGCACTCGCTCGACAGACTCTGACGAAGCTCTTTCGTCAGCTGCTGCTGAACTGACCCAGTCGTCAGCGGCCTCATCATCATCGAGCAAGTGTCCAGCCTCGTTAAGCACCGCAACACGTAGCTGCGCTAAATAAGCTGGCGTGACATTGTCACGATCCATGTTCAATGGGATCTTTTGCTGAATGTTGATGTGCCACTTGTCGCCATCAAGACCAACGACTGGTATGCCCATCTCGTAGATCGTTGGCTCTTCGCCATCTTCTACTTCAAACAATTCAACCGTCGTCATTCTTGTTGTGCGCTTGAGGTTACCCTCGACATCAGAAGTGATAGTCGGCAGCTGCAAGTTAAACTCTATAACCTTTTTGTGTGGCGCCAGAACAAACTTGTTACCTAACACGTCGACACAAGTTTTAATATTGTCCGGGGTCAAAAAAGTTTTGACGTAAGACTCGAACTCTTGCACTTCAGACTTGCTGACTTTGAGCAGCCCATCAAAGTAAGAACCAGTTTCGGTTCTTGTTCTGATTGGTCGTCTGCCTTTGTCATCAAAACTAACAGCGCTGTTGACTGAAACTATCTTGGCTTTTTTGCAGATAGCCAACACAAGTTTTTCGCCAAGATTGAAACGACCACGTTTAGTCGGGTCGCTCTTCTTGTTACTAGGATTGAACAAAGTGAACGCATCAGAAATATCTTGCCAGCCATTTGGGTCATCGTCACTGACGACTACTCTATGGTTGTGAGATCCAGCTGAGTCCTTTTCGATCTGGACCCGAACCTCACTGACCTCTTGGTCCCAAGCATTCTGAATAAGCTCTGCGATTGCGAAGGTGCGGCTTTTGCCGTTTAGTAATTGTTCGAGTCCCTTCTTGTTAACGTCGAACCAGTTATTTTTTGTTTCCATATTTATATCTCCGATTAATAAATGTACAGACATCCTACCACGTGCCGTGTCCAATTGCAAACTTTTATACAAGCAAATAAATACTTGTACATCGACACGGAATGTGTATAATGATCATATCACTAACCAGTACCGAGGAGGTGCTTATGATTGTTACCGAAACCGAGCTGAGGACTATGAAGTCCTTTCTAGGCTCCCAGTCCCTTGCGGACAAAAGCGGTCTGCTCTGCTACATAGAGCGCCAGATGAATACCATCGGGGGATGGTGTCACCTGTGCGACGAGCTGGACGATCAGCAACTCAGAAGAGCAATCGCTCTCTTCCAGAGTGAGCTGGACAGCCGACAAGAGAAAAGAGGAGAAGGCTCCTCTTAATCCAACTGACGAGTTGCGGGGGTGGCCCCCCCGCCGAAACCCTCGGGTCTTGGATAGCCAAAGTAAATTTAACCGGAGAAAATTAAGGAGGGATATGATGGTCAGCAATAAAAAGCGTTTTTATAATCGAGTGCGCCGTACCTGTCTCAAGCATGATATTGATATCCAGCTTGATGGTGCGCCACGTAACTGGCGTTCAGTGCAGCTGCTCAAAGATGGGCAGCTGTTGTTGGGCGATTATGCTGAGGGCCGTCGTCCTCTTGATATTGACTGGCAGCGCATGCATGAAGAGCTGACCAAGTATGGATTCGTCGGAGGTGCAAAATGAGTACACCAGCACCTAGGACCGCCTTCGATTCAGACGAAGAATATTACCGCGCATTTTGGCAAGCGTCTGAGCTTGGCGTAGATCTAACTGACTACGGTTTCTTTAAATACTTTTTTTCAAGCGGATTGTGTCCGCAAACTGATGAAGAGAAAGCGCATTGGTTTGACTTGCCAGAGCGTGTAACTGTGTATCGTGGCTACTGCAAACTGCATGGCTACTCTGATGGATTGTCTTGGACTCCAAACAAACAGTTAGCGCAATGGTTTGCAACAAGATTACCGCGCAATGAACAACCCACACTGGCTACTGCCGAAGTGGACCGGGACAAGATCGAGCTGGTCTTTTTGAACCGGGAACCGGAATACATCATCCTGCATATGGATGAAGACTCATACACTGAAGAGGAGGTGCAAAGTGAGCAATCCTAAAAAACAAATTCGTAACATCTACGGCTACTGCCGTGTATCCACCACCGAGCAAGCTGAGAACGGGATCTCTATCGATACCCAGCAAGAGCTGATCTCTGAGTTTGTGCGCGATAAATTTAACCGGGATGTTACTGAGTGGTTTGTAGATGCTGGCGTATCTGGGACCGTGCCGATTATGGAGCGTGAGCAGTGTCGGGCCATGACCGATGTGATTGATGAGTATGACATTGTTATTGCTACCCGGATCGACAGACTATCACGTAGTTGCAACGATCTACTGCAAACGATTCCGCACCTAGAAGAAAGCGGCGTGACTTTGTATCTGTGCGAACAATTCAACGACATGCCTGTGGTCTATCCCAAAGAGATGGCCGCAAAAGGTCTGGAGTCTAAATACGATATGAACTCGTTGGTGAACCAGATTATGTTGATGGTTTTGTCAGCTGTCGCTGAGATGGAGTTTGAAAACACCAAGAAGAAATTTGCAGAAGGCAAAATTGCTTGGGCGCAGCGTGGCTACTCAATCGGTGGCTCTGCACCCTTTGGCTTTGAGTTTGAAGAAGAGCGCTTACCACAAGGTAACCGTATGAAAACGCGCAAAAAATTGGTAGAGATACCTGAAGAGCAGGCTGTGATCAAAACCATACAGAAATGCAAACAGCGTGGCCTTGGCGCTAGACGTATTGCAAAGCAGGTCGCGAACACGCATGCAGGCTATGAAGACTTCTCGCCAAACAAAGTCGTCAAGATCTTGAATCGCAAGTTTCAGGGAGTAGCTTCCTAGTTGCGTTTTATTAGTTATAATGCTAGTAGCACAGGACTAGCATATGACTACACTTGAAAACATAGAAGCGGCGATTGCGAAAATAGATTCGATACTGTTGCTCGACTACATCACGGGTCCAGTGCGCGAAGAATTAACACACATCAAAGCGTATCTCGAAAGCGCGAAAGCGGATCTTAGCTGATGGCCAATATTAACGGGTGGGGCCGAGGCACATGGAATGAAGGTGCTTGGGGAACCGCACTACCTGTTAACGTAACCGGGCAAGCGATAACTTCCGGTATTGGATCTTTATCTGTAACAGCCGCAGCCAACCAAACACCGACTGGTCAAGCGATTACATCAGGTCTTGGCGCGTTATCTGTCGTCGCGCAAGCAAACCAAACGCCTACAGGTCAGGCAATAACATCTGGCCTTGGATCAGTGTCTGTTGTTGCGCAAGCTAACGTCACGCCTACAGGCAGAGCGGTAACATCAGCACTCGGATCCGTTGAAGTACACCACAACGCTGTTGCGGAAGTAACAGGTTTATCTATGACTTCTGCGCTTGGCACAGCGACCACTAACGCAGCTGCAAATGTAACACCGACGGGTCAGTCAGCAACATTCAGTATTGGCACGACTTTGGTGTACGGCGAAATAGATACGTCACAAACACCAGATTACGCTACAATATCAACAACACAAACTCCCGGTTATGAGGAGATAAAAGCTGGCCGAGATGCAGCTTAAGAATTTTTTGCTATAATGCAGAAAGGAGAATAGAAAATGGCAACCTATGTAAATGACCTCAGATTAAAAGAGATCGGCACCGGAGAGTCTTCAGGAACTTGGGGTACGGAAACGAACGTCAACCTCGAATTGATAGGTGAAGCACTTTCTTTTGGCACTGAAGCCATAACCACTAACGCCGATACTCACACTTCTACCGTAGCCGATGGCTCTACGGATCCCGCGCGATCTATGTACATCAAGTACACCGGCACACTCGATTCAGCCTGCACAATTACCATCGCACCAAATACGCTCTCGCGTTTGCACTTTATAGAGAATGGAACCTCCGGGTCCCAAAATATTATTATTTCTCAAGGTAGTGGGGCGAATGTAACGATCCCGCCGGGAGACGTGAAAGTCGTTTATCTAGATGGCGCCGGTAGTGGCGCTGCTGTAGTCGATGCTTTTGCTAGTCTTTCTGTTGTAGATCTAAAAGTACAAGATGATCTCACCGTCACGGACGATTTAATTGTAAATGGCGACATAGATTTAGAAGGCTCAATTGATGTAAATGGTACGGCTAACCTTGATGTCGTAGATGTAGATGGTCTTTTAACTGCTAGTGCAGCTATTGAAATAAATGGCGCAGCGGGATCTGCTATTTCAGAGGGTTTGCTAATTGATTGGTCAACAAACTTGGCTAGATTTTTAACATACGACAGCTCTTCTGGTTCTGAAATAGCTTTTTTTACACAGCCTAACGGAGGGTCTTCAACAGAGCGAGTTAGGATAAAAGAAGATGGCGGACTTGTAGTTACACCAGCAGCTGGTGGACACGCAGTATTTAACGAGGGTTCTATAGACGCTGACTTTAGAGTTGAATCAAACGGCAACGCTAATATGTTGGTTGTTGACGGTGGAAGTGACTTTGTAAGCATAGGAACCGCTGTAGATTACGATGCGGTGCTCAACATCCTATCAACAGACAATGGTAAAACTTTATCATTAGTTAGCACTGATACAGATGCAAATGCTGGTCCTATCCTTGCACTCACTAGACAGTCTGCCAGCTCTGCTGCTGATAATGATTATATTGGCGAAATTAAGTTTGAAGGGCTGAATGACGCAAATCAACAAATACCGTATGCGGGGATAGCCGCACGAATAATAGACGCTTCTGACGGTACAGAAGATGGTCGTTTTGAAATGTATACGGAGTTAGCTGGTGCGCAAATTTCAAGAATTTTAGCAAACGCCACAGAAACAGTAATAAACCAAGACTCGGTAGACCTAGACTTCAGAGTCGAATCTAACGGCAATGCCAACATGATTTTTGTGGATGGTGGTAATGATCACGTAGGTATAGGAACTGCAACGCCAGATGCAAATAGTTTTGGAGCTGGACACGGCGTACTAGGGGTAGCTTCTGCTACAGGCAGTGCAAAAACTGCGATGGTTAATATCATTGGCGATGGTAATGATACAGCCGATACAAGAGTAGGTGCTGTATTTTTCAACGACGCTTCAGCAACAGGAGCGGGGGCTACTATTGCCGGGGTAGAAGCGAATAGAGCTACTGATCATGCCACCGATCCGGGTGGAACTTTGATATTTAATACAAATAGCTCTGGGGGTTCTTATGGAACAAAAGCGACAATACGGGCTAATGGAACTGTCTCATTCTCCACCGATGGCAGCTTTTTAACAAATACGAAGTACAACTACCGAGATGCTGTTGGCATAGAAAACCCAAACTCTTCCTCGTATTCCGTAGCTACTTCTTCCGTACTAACCGCAGGAGCAATGAGTACTGGAAGATCAATCAATGCTACAGGCACAATTAACGCAAGTGGTGCTGACTACGCTGAGTATATGTACAAAGCAGACGGTTGTGGAACTATCGCTAAAGGTGATGTTGTCGGTGTTGATATAAATGGCAAGTTGACTGATGTATTTGCAGATGCAGTTAGCTTTGTCATCAAGTCCACTAATCCATCTTATGTGGGTGGTGATACATGGGCAGATGAGGAACCACCTAATAAAGATGAAGAAGATACAACTGAGTGGGATAGTTGGTACGCACGCACAGAAGGTAAGAGAGCTACTGTTGATCGCATAGCGTTTAGCGGTCAAGTCCCCGTCAATATTACAGGTTCTTTTGACGTTGGTGATTATGTTTATCCAGAGGTCAATGGAAGCGGTATTAAAGCTGTCGCAAAGTCTAGCCCGACTTTCGATGAATATAAACTTTGTGTTGGCAAAATATGGGCAACAGAAAAAGATGGAAGGCCGTTTGTGGCGGTTAAAATTGGCTAAGGAGTACAACATGGCAACACAAAAAACAGGAGTACCTTGGTAATGAGCGAAGAAAAAATAAACACCATAGGCGATCAAGAAATAAAAGACGGTGATCTTACTCAAGAGCAACGCCACCATAAAAATCACGTTATTAGCTTAAGAAACAAAATAGCTAAATTGCAGTTTGAGATTGATGACCTTATGCCTTCCTTGAAGTGGCATGAAAATTCTTTGATCGGAATAACAAAAAAAGAAGCTGATGAATTGCTGGTAGAAGATAAGGCTTCTGTAAAAGAATCATGAGCTGGTGGTCAAAACTCGTAGATGCTGTAACTGGGACAGAGCGTAAAACGGTAAGAGCTAGAAACGACAAAGGACAATACGTTGGTGATGACGAATCCACTCCTGACGTAGATGAAGCTTACGAGACAGTAAGAGTTAAGAAAAAACAAAAAGGGAGTCAATAAGATGGAAATTATTACAAATCTTGTGAGCGTAGTTACCGGCATAGTTTGCGCGGCAAGCATCATCTGTAGTTTGACCCCGACACCGAAGGATGACGCCCTGATTGCGCGTCTGTACAAAATTTTGGAAATTGCCGCTTTAAATATAGGCAAGGCCAAACAATAAGATGGAAGAAGGCGTGGAAGCTTTGGCTGAAATCAAAGCACATCAAAGAGAATGCGCCGTCCGTTACGAATACATTCAGCGTCGTCTAGATGATGGCAGTGATAAATTTAAAAGATTAGAAATGCTCTTGTGGGGCGTATACCCATTTATTGTAGCAACGGTTATTGGAGTAGCAGTCTTGCTATGAGCGAAGAAGTAACCAAAAAAAAGATTGAGCTAGAAGTAGAAGTCGGCACCACCACCGTGGAGCGTGGCATCAATCCTTATCAAAAGTGGATACATCTAGCTAGAGCTGTTGATGCTTGGAGGATTTTCCCAAGGTTGTTTCTCACCGTATACATATTCCTATTGTACTACTCGACCATGTGGTTCATGAGTTTGCCGGATCCGTCACTAGAACAGTCTGGTCTTATCTCAATTATTGTAGGCGCAGGCGCGGCATGGTTTGGCCTATACGCAGGAACATCAAACAGCTCTAAAGGCTTCAAAGGCGAAGAATAAATGATTACTACATATGTTGGTTACAAGTTAGCTATAAGCCCGTATGGGATACAGTTTTCTGATGACGTAGATAAACTGACAATGGCTAAATTAGCTATGCATGACTTTGAGCAAGGCGACAAGTTTGTTCTGTACGAAGATACAGAAGGTAAGGTGTGCTTGAAAAAAGACCGGGATCATGCAGGATCCAATTAGCCTTATCACAGAGCTTGGATTGCCAATAGCAAGCGGCCTGATCATGGGCTACTTTATTTTTCTTGTTATGCGCCAGCTGATGAATGGTTTGGTTGACGAAATTAAAACCGTACAAGGCATATCAAAGATGCTGATCACTAGAGCATCGATTATGAACAATGACATGATACGCATCGACACTAGCGTATCTAGCGCGTTAAATATCCCACCTGACTTACAGCGCATTGCACGCGCAGAAAATTTTGTAGAAGACGGAAAGATAGACGCTAGGAGAGACTAGTGGATGTCGTCCAGTTAGTCGCAGACTTCGGTTTCCCGGTAGTCATGGTCATAGGCCTAGGTTATTTTGTTTACTTCGTTTGGCAAACAATC